AGGCGGTGGATAGCCTCTGTTGGTGCTTCAAACTCGTCTATTTTCCAATTCCTAAATACCCTGCTGTTGCTGTTTCTCAGGTATTGGCCCATCCAAACGTGCTGATATTTGTCGGGGTCACGCCGCTTGTCGTACTCCATCTCGTCTTTAAGTACGTCAGGAAACCACGGGTTTTCCCCAAAGTTAACCTTAATGACTGTTGCATCAGTTGGCGGCTCTGGCCCACGTAATAGAAAGTCCACGGGGTCGCTGTTCTGCCGAGGGTTCCAGGTGAACCATAGCTCAGAATCAGGCTTGCGGATGGTAGGCCGCAGTAAATCAAGGCTGGTCTGACTTAGACTCTGGGCTTCCTCCACCCAGGCACAGTCGTAGCCCTCCAGCGACTTTATGCTGTCGGCGGTGTGATTCTGCATACCTTGGAAAATAATTGCGCCATCGCCCTTCCTAGACTTAATAACGGCATCCTGTATCTCAAAGTAAGCGCCAGCGTTCATTGCCTCGATCTTGGTCTCTAGTAGCCGCTTGACGGACTGGTTCAACGATTTCTGAATCTCACGGACGCAAACGCTGCGCCGCTTTTGGTCAATGATGTGCGCCTCAATCATTAACTCGGCAAACATATGCGACTTTCCCGAACCGCGACCACCCCATGCGCCTTTGTAGCGACTGCCTTCCAGCAGGGGCAGCGCCCATTCTGGGGTTTGCAGTTGTAGGGTTTTACCCATGTTTGACAATGACGCGCTCAATCTTGGCAAACTCTAACGGCACACCGTCTGCACCAGTTAGCTCGTGCTTTTGGGTTTCTGCCCAACGCATCTGGGTCTTGCTCCACCAGATTGCCGCAGTCGTATCTCCAGCCATTACCTTTTGGAATAGGGTTTTCCCTACCTGTGCATTTGCCTTTGATTTGCCGCTTACCAACTCAGAACTGAAGTGCGCCCGTAGCGTGTCAATGTGTATTCCATCCCGAACCAGTGCGCCTATCTGCTCGATGGGTAAGCCGTAGCCTGATAGGGCTTCTACCTGTTTGCGCTCAGCAGCAGTAGGTTCAAAAGCTGGTCGGCCTGCGCCTGGTCTTGCGCCGCCATTGCCGCCAATCTTTTTATAAGTTGGTTTTTCAGTTTTAGTCATATATCACCAGTATGCATTAAAAGCCTTAAGTGGATAAAATATTAAACTATTACGGTATCCACCTTCTGCGGTTGGGCGTATAGGTGTAACGCCATGCACGTTGCGCCAAGCTGGATACACCAGCATTGAGTTATCACAGGAATCCATTGTTACTCCGTAATCCGGCACACTTAGATTGCCACCTTTAGCGTTGTTTCTTTTGGTAATGATGACATTGGCGCAACCCTCCAAATTACCTCCGTCTCTGTGATAACTCGCTGCGATGTTGAAATTACTAATGCTGCTTGTAAATAATCTACCAAATCTCCACTTAGGTGGAACTTTTTCGGTAATGATACTAAGTTGTTTTTCATAAAGTTCTGGGGAAATTTCTTTAATTACATCCTCTGCTTCCGTACATGCCATTAACATCGCTTTTACGAATGTTCGTGCCTTTTTGTCTTGATGTACCATAGCCATTCTTGGATAAGGCAGCCTCATATGAGGTTTTGGAGCGCAACTTCCAAGAATCGTACTGTATTGTTGTACAGGTTTCATTCCGCTAGCTTCTTGTTCTGCCTTCCATTTATTAGAACCGACTGGTCCACGGTTCATTGTTTCTTTAGGCACTCTATCGGTAAGGAACTCCGCATTAGCGACGTTGATAAGTTTTTCTAGTCTTTCAGGCACTTTCTTTAGGAAAAATCCAACTATTTCCCCATTTACGGTAAAAATAGAGCTTTCTGTAATGTTGGGAGGAATGTTTCCACATACATCACCGACTTTTACATCGTTAGGAATGTTAATTAGCTCTATCGTTTTCATTTTTTAACAACGCAATGACTGCCTGTTGGCTGACCGCTTTTGCTCCTAATTTCAATATTGTTAGGGAACAACTGTTTTAAGAGAGCAACATCTTTAATTTTTTGGCTGGCTCTTTGCTCTATTGTACCTATGCCTTTTTCAGAATATCTGGCGTATTCCATAAAAACATGATTGTTGACAAGGTTCCCACCATATTTATTTAAATGATATGCTGTAGCATAATAATCTGTTGCTGTGCATATATCTGAGTGAAATTTAAAATTGGTTTTCTTTATTGCGTATGTTCTGCCATCTACCAATCCAAATTTACCATACTTGTTTTTAGCATAAAGCGCATTGCCTGTAGAATTTAATCCGACCAACTTTACCCCTGCTTTGTCCGCTAGTTCTATGGTTTTCTTTAATTCATTTAAAACATAATCTATGCTGGCTGGGACAAATTGCCCTTTTTCGTACTTTTTAGAACGAATATAGTCATCACTCATAAAAATAGCCCATTCGCCATCTTCTAAAGAATTAAGTGCATAATTAAAATTGTTCTGTATGCCTTTCGGCTCTTTAGTCTCTATGAGAATGCCGTATTTAGAGATACAACTAAACTTATCCGCATTGTTATGACATAGCACAATATGCTTCTCTTTATGCTTACCCAGCTCTAAAGAAGTTGTTGCCTCTTTAAATCTGTCGTAATACATTAAAAAAATTTTCACAACTTGTTTTTTTCATTACGCAAATAGTTCATCAGCATCATGCCAACGTATGCTTTTTGCTCACGCCAAAATTTAACCAGTTCTTGCGCTTCCTCATAATGCTCTGGCTCGAACTCAATTTGAATTGCTTTCCGAACACCGTTTGCCATTTCGTCAAGTTGTTCGTCAATATCCTCGCCATCTAGCACAGAATAATCCACCGCAGTGAAGTTAAATTCTGACGGGTCGAAGCCCATTAATTCTAAATTAAAGCCAAGTTCACCAATCTCGCCAAGCTCCAGCTTCAGCATTTCATTGTCCCATCCAGCATTTAGTGCAAGTTTGTTGTCTGCCAGCACGTAAGCCCGTTTCTTGGCATCGCTCCATCCCTTTGCCACCATTACAGGCACTTCTGTCATCTTGAGGCGCTGTGCGGCTAACGTGCGTCCATGCCCTGCAATGATGCCGCCAGTCTCATCTACCAGAATTGGCGTAGTCCAGCCCCATTCCTTAATGCTTGCCGCAATTTGGCCTATCTGCTCGTCCGAATGTGTCCTGGCGTTACGGGCGTAAGGAATCAGTTTGTCAATACTCCAGCGTTCTACCTTGTCTGCGGGATTAGTCATTTGTCTAACATTTCTATGGTTTTAACATGAGCATTATGCCACATTTGTGATTTTTCTTGCTTACTCATTTTGCCCTGATCTAAGTTGGCATGGCAAGTAAAGCAAAGCGCCGCCACAAACTCATCGCTGGATTTAATCCCCCGTCCCTTGCCGTGTTCTCCAGCGTTTGAGTGTGCCGCTACCACTGTTCCATCCTCTGCCCCGCAGTGCTGGCAGGGTAATGCTCGGCAGGCTTCTATGCGCTTTTTGTCCCGCAAATACTTTGTTTTAGGAAACATCATCGCATAGCCTTGTCGGTTCGTCCATTGGCATACATATTGGCTTTTTCCGCTTCAATTCTGGCTTGCGCAGCAATCATTAGCCAGCGACTGCGTTCTCTTTGTTCTACTGCCGCTTGTAATGCCAAAAGATGTTGTGTGTATTTTTCATCTGCGTAGGCTTCCCGTTCTTGTGCTGCTGTGGTTTTGTATCCTTGTAGTTCGAATTCTTTCATTAGCTGCGCTTTAACGGTTTTTCGCAATTCCGTCATGTAGACTAGCTGGGCTTCTGCTACGGCATAGTCACCCGCATGGTCGCGCAAATAGTCAACTGCTCGGTCTAGGTTGCTCATTTCATTACCCTAATCATTTGTAATGCGGCTTCAGGACCATCAACACGCGCTAGCGTACCTCCGGCCCACTTTGCAAAAAAAGCCTCTTGTAAGGCCGTTAAACGCTTTTTTGGACCATCTTTAATCTCTACCAGAAATGTATGCCCTTTGTACCCAACCAGCAGGTCTACAGGCAGGCCAATAATCCAAACATAAGCCCCAGCCGCCCGTAGTGCGATTACTACCGCCTCTTGATTAGCGTCAATCCTTGCTGCTCGGCGCATTCATTTGCTCCATGATGTAGTCCTTAATTCCTGCGTAAACAGGCTCTTTGTCTAACTCTTTAACCCTCTGCCAAGCGTAATCCTTCCATCCTGGGTCTTTGCAAAGCATCAGGTAGTGGGCAAACATACGCTGGCGGGATTCATTGAACATTGATTCTTAGGGCATTGCGGGCCATTTGCACTACCGTAGGAGACTTTTTTACTCCAGCGGCATAGTCGCCCAATATTTTCCGCGCCCAGTCCTTTGGATCGTGATTTACCTTTTTCATTCCTGCTAATTTCGCAAATTCCTGCTTTACCCGTTCTGGGTCGGCTGGTGGGCTTGGTAGCTGCGGCCTTTCCACTGCAGGCGCTTGGTAGCAAAGGTTTTTGAATTGCACCAGGTTTGGCGGGCGTTCCGGCAAATGATTCAGCGCCCAAGAAATAGCCATCATGGATTCTTTGCTTTGCATAAAGCCTGATAACTGATTCATCCAAAAGGTCTTGATTTCGTTTAGCGGGGCTGTGCCTAGCGAGTTGTCCCAAGCAATGCCGTAGGTCATAGACAAGCGTTCAAAAAGTCGGTCAATTGGTTGTGTCATCTTCTAACTCCAAAAATGGTTTCATTTCCTGGCCTTGCGTTCTTCCGGTCATTGCTTCCCACCTAGCACGTTTGAAATCGTAGTCCTTTTCGGCAAAGGATTTCTGTTCGGATTTGTCTTTCAGCCATTCAGACTTAAAGCCTGTCCAGCCCCTAGCGCAGCAAGTCTCAAGTGCCACTTGTAGGCTCACCCCTGCTTTGCTGGCTTCCCGTGCAATGCCATCAACAGCGGTCTGAGTGACTGCTGCTTTTTTTGTCTTACGCAAACTTAGCCAATCCTGCCAAACAGAATCCGTCACGCCCATCGGCGGGGCGACTGTATTTTTCTTTGTAGGTGTAGGTATAGATGAAGGTGAAGGTGAAGGTGAAGAGCTATCTGTCAAGCATTGCTCAAGCATTGCTCCAACTATGCTCGGACTATCCTTTTTACCCCATCTAGCCTGTGCGCCAGCCTTGCCACGCTCTATGTTGGCTTTTTTGTTATGGTTGGCCTTTTCCATTTCAGCCTCAACCCTGTTTTGAATCCATTGCTTTTCTGATACTTCAAAGAATGGCTCAAGCATAGTTCGAGCATTACTCCAAGCATCGGGAGATAACTTGGTGATCTGAGCTAAAACTGCATCATTGTTCGGGGGAGCGCCGTTTTTCCAGTAGTCCATCAGCAGCAGTAGGTAAGCCCCATGCTGCTCTGTAGTCAATCGGGAAGTAGCGGAAAGATAGTCTGCCACGTATAGCGGCATCCAAATATCGACTTTATTAGCCATTTCAACCTCACATCGTCGGTTCGCATCACTGAAAAGAAGCATCGGCAGGACGGTGATGAATCGTCTTTTCCCCCGCTAAAGGTAGCCGTGCCCTAACTTTACCCCAATTTTTTCGCTTCGGCAATTTGTTTTACAAACTTGTAGCGCAGCACTTGCTCCCAGCCCTTTGGTACACCACGCCGCCGCCAGTTGCTCACCACGTTCTGCTTTACGTCCAGGATGTAGGCCAAGCGACCCGTACCGCCTGATGCCTTGATTGCAATTTCTAAGATGTCCATCCCCCAGAATTATACACGATTGTGTAGTCATTGCTCATTGTAAAAAACTATCGGAAATATAAAACCCATAAATTTATATTTTTAAAAGAATTATAAAATTACACGAATGTGATTTATACTTTAGCCATGCCCTGAATCCCTTGGGGTCTTTTAAGAAGGAAAGAAGATGAAAGAGAAAAAAATTACCCGCCAAGAACTTGCGTCGGGTATGCTGATTGCATTGACCAGCCATACAGATGCAACGGTTTACATCCTTGGTAATCAACATGAAGATACAGGTTTTGTGTGGCAACTTATGCGCCATGAGCGCGGGATGATTACAAGCTGCGGATGGGCTGATTACTCTAGTTTTTTGCATCCTACCAAACAGCAATTAAACAGCATTTACAACGCTCCAATGATTGCTCGCTACCAAGCAACATTGACTGAAACCATCTAACCAATCACGGGGGCTTTGTCCCCCATTTTTTCCCTAACGGGTCTTTTAAAAGGAAATCAAAATGGCACATTTAATTGAAACAAAAAACGGCAAAGCAGAAATTGCTTATGCAGGGCAGACCCCTTGGCATGGGCTTGGTCAGCAGCTCACAGCAGATGCATCTATTGATGTATGGCGCAAAGAAGCTGGGCTGGATTGGGAGGCAAAATTAGCACCAGTTATTTTTACAACTGATGGGCAAATTTACAGCGAAATGCCTAACCAAAACGTCATCTACCGTAGTGACACAAACACACCTTTGGGCGTGGTGACGGACCGCTACAAGGTTCATCAGCCTGCTGAAGTTTTGGACTTCTTTAATACGCTAGTCCAATCTGCTGGATTCACTTTAGAAGTTGCTGGTGCAATCAAAGGCGGTAAGCGCATTTGGGCATTGGCAAACGTCAATCGGGAAGCAGTTGTTTTACAAGATGATGCTGTGCGAGGGTACTTGCTACTCAGCACTTCATTTGATGGGTCGGCGGCAACTGTAGGACAGTTCACCAGCATTCGAGTTGTATGCAATAACACACTATCAGCAGCAGACCGTGAAAATGCACTTAGCAGGGTAAACCTAACCCATGGGGCGAAGTTTGATGCAAGCATCATGCGTGACAAACTTGGTTTGATTGTTGGCGGGTTTGACGGGATTATGGACAACTATCGCCGACTTGCCCGTCAAGGTGTAAGCAGCGAATACGCCAAGCAATTCACTAATGAGCTTTTCCCTGCTGCATATAACCAGCAAACCAATACGTTCAAAGAATCACGGGGCTTTAAACGTGTAATGGAATTGTTTGATGGTGCTGGCATGGGCGCTAACAATTCTGGCGTGTATGGCACTAAATGGGGTTTGCTCAATGCCGTGACGCAATACATTGACCATGAGCGTGGACATAACGTAGATACGCGAATGAACAATGCTTGGTTCGGCAATGGCGACCGCATGAAAACCCAAGCCGAATCACTCTTACTTGCTTAAACAAAACGGGGGCTAAACCCCCATTTAAAAAAGCTATTGGCAACACAAACATGATAAATTTATTTATTAAAAAAAGGTTGCCTAGCTTCACAATTGTGATAAGATTCACCCATGCCCTGAACTTCTCGGGGTCTTTTTAGGAAACAAAATGAGCAAAAATGAAATTTATAGAGTTCGCAGCCAAACTCATGGAGCATTGGCAAATGCAGACAAAAACAAGACCCCGTACAGCCCACTTATTAGGATGGAGTGGAAAAAGTACGGTTACATACCAGTCTCAGCAAAGCACTCAATTTAAACCAAACGGGGCTTCGACCCCATCAATCCCGCAAGGGTCTTTTTAGGAGAAATCATGCACACACCCGCACCCTGGCTCTTATCTGATGCCAGATCAACCAAGGTGGATTTAATCAACAGCGCAAAGGGTCACGCCATTGG